ATAAACTTACGATAGTACCAATATTTGTGGCGTTAGTAGAAGTCCTTGTATCAAGGTCTCCTGTGGCAGATACTAAATCTGTATAAGTACCGTTACCGTATAAACTTCCTATTGTTCCGATGCTTGCAAGGTTAGTAGAAGTCCTTGTATCAAGGTCTTCTGCGGCTGATACTAAATCTTCTTGTGAACCGTATAAACTTCCTATTGTTCCGATACTTGCAAGGTTAGTTGCAATATCAACATCATTAGAAGTAATGTTTGTCGCGTTAGTAGTTGTCCTTGTATCAAGGTCTCCTGTGGCAGATACTAAATCTGTATAAGTACCGTTACCGTATAAACTTCCTATTGTTCCGATGCTTGTTGTGTTGGTGTCCGAAACATCTTTAATATCGGTAAGAGATGCCACAACATCAGTGCCACCAGTAATTAAGGACGTCAGGTCATCGACATCACCTACAGCGTCTGATATATCATTAGTCTTAACCCTCCATTGTTCGAAGGTGCTTGTATTTGGTACGGTTATATTTGCCATAGTTTACTTCTTCTTTTTTAATAGTTTTTTAAGCATGTCTTTAATTTCTGACACATCGTTCTCTAACGTTTCTAAACGTTCCTTTTCTTTCTTAATCCTCGCAGTAGTTTCCCTAGCGATCTTTGCATTAGATTTATTAGTATTTATAATAGCTCCAGAATTTGGGTCTCTCATTAAATCTGCTTGTCCTTCTACTGGTATCATACTAGTGCTATCACCCTCAAGTTTCTAACAGATGGAATTTTAAAAGTTTTAGATGAAGTGAACACAATCTTAATTGCGAACATTGTAAATTCATCAACGTCATCTAAATTATATTCCACTTCTTTATATACATTAATATCATCGGAGAATGGTACTGTTGATACCAATTCAATCCAATCAGTATTATCAAAAGTACCTGCGTCCGAACCAATTTTATAATACACAATAATATTTGTGAATTTTGGTTTGTTGGTATCAAGATACACTTTCAAAACATTTGAGGGGTTATCTAACTGTACTGTTTTAGTGACATATTTAGCTAAAGCAGAACCATTCGATTTATCTGTTTCTGCAACATCAGTATTTTCATCAATAATATTCGAAATGGTAATAACGGAACACCTTGTCATATCCACCACTGGAGAAATATTATTTTTATTGGTATACATTGCACCACTCAATATTAATGATGGTGTAGAACCAGATTTAATAGACATTGCCGATTGCGGATAGTAGTTACTATTAGGGACGATACTAGTATAATTGCTCGACGGAGCAGATTCACCTTCAATAGTATCTTTTATACCCCATCCCATTGACGTTCCTGGGAAAATCATTGATTGGACAATAGGGTGTAAAATATTAAACGCTAAATTTTGTGTAGCGCTTACTGAGTTTTCACCGCCAGTACCCGGCGTAACAGCTCCACCAGTTGTGATTTCAATAGTATAACTATTTCTCTTAATGGAAAGAATTTCATGTGTTGCATTAATTTCAGCTGTTGTTATACCATTTGTTGCCGATGCTCCTGCTATCACAACATAGTCAGAAATCAACATTCCATGATTATAATGACTTACCGTAACAGTATTAACTCCAGCATCACCCGTTACTGTAGAGAACGGGTTATCAAATAAAGAACGTTTTGGTAATTCTTCATTTGATAAAACTAATCCAAATGTAGTTTCAATTTCGAAGACTGCTCTGTGTAACACAAAGGTCAAATCAGAAGTTTGATCTTCAGTCCATGTAGAAGCGTTTTGAGATTTAAACATAACACCATTGTAAGGTTGTTTAATTATTAAATCTCCATCATCATCTTCAAGACCTTGTGTAGCAAATTTCACATTATAAGCATCTGAGTTAGAGTCAACAACAAAGCAATATTCAACATTTTCTTGAAGGTATACAGGGGATTCGAACCAGAATCGTGTTGCATTTCCATCTATTTTTACGATACGAGTTGTTCCATCATAAGGGTTTAAAGTCGTTTCTGAGTATGGCACAATTGTTTGTGTAGGAGAACCATTCAACATGGTTCTTATACTTACAGAAACTGGAATATTATCATCAGCAGACGTGAAATACAAATCTAACGCAGTTACCATAACACCTCCAGCCATATCAATCAAGAATGATTGTGCTAATGGATCTTTCCACCCACAAGAGGTGTTTTTGCTGTCCCTCGAATCCTCTCCTCGAGGATCAGCAGACCAATTTTCATTTGGTGAGAATGCCGATGAAAATTCTTCTGGTTCGTAAGGTGTAGCATTGGTCTGACTACCTTGCCGATACTTTGGTGGTTGCGGCACGTGAGCACTTGAAATAGGAGGCGAAATCTTAGGTTGTGGTATAGAAGAAGTAGATGTACTTCTTGAAGTAACTATTCTCGCATCTGAAACACTCGTTTTATGAACATATGGTGTTCTAGTAGATAGAATAACATTTTCTACAGTTTCTATTACTCCCTTTGCATAGTATGCGGAAGAAGCAAAAGTTGTTACTGTAGATGTAGTTTCTGGAGTAGGAGAATCGACTAATATAAATTCTCTTTGTCCTGTCGAGAAATTAATGGAAGAGTTATTAGGGATAAAGAATGTACCTGATATTGCCCCATTAGAGTCCGTTGTTAAAGTTGAAGATCCCAACGGATGTACAGTTTCACTATTAGGGCCCACTAGAGGGATTGGATCCGTATCGGCTGAGTTATATGCTCTAACCCAATCAGAAACATCTACACCATCAAAGAAAGCATACACTCGAGTGTCTGGTCTTAATAGTGTTGCTTCAAATTTAACCACCCTAGACCTAATAAACGGTCTAAATGCTATTGAAACTTGTCTATCACCTATATTGCTGATAACAGTACCAGTCTCGACAGAAGTTGCAACTCCACTCCTAATTTGGTTTTTGGTCGTTGTAGTAGTAGTAGTTGTAATTTTTTCTGTGGGGTTGGAAACAGTTGTAGAAGAATCTTCTGTCCCTACCCAGTTAGTTTCCCAAGAACCCCAAACAGTACCAGTAGCTGTTGTTCCTTGTAATGTCTGTAATAATGCATTATATACCCCGTCATTATTTAACATTACCGTAGGACGTCTATCAATATCTTTCCATTCATCTGAATGCGGAGATAATTTTATAGTACCAGTCCAGTTAAATACTGAGTATGGATTTACATTAATTATTCCAGAACTTTGTGTTTGTGTTATTAATGCTGTATTCTCATATGGTATTGTTATTAGATCACCAGTAGTAACAGTTGTTGAAGTATCAGATTCATATAATAATTTGGCATTACCTTCAGAGAATAAAGGTCTTAAAGAACCGTTGAGTGGGTCAATACCTGCTTTATATTCTGGAGAAGATGTTCTACCAACCCTTGTGCTCTTAAATGAATCAACAAGGAATCCAGACTTAAATCTTAATGTACCATCTTCTGGGTTCAACACTTGTAAGGCGTTCGCTTCGGTTTCAAGTAAAGATAATGTTGTATAATACTCAAGGTTATTAACACGTTTTTCAATCTTACCAATGTCCCTCATTGTATAACGTTTATTATCAATAAAGGTTAATATTACTTCTTCAGGGGATAATGTATAAGCACGGACATACAATTCATAAAGAATTATTGAATCTTTAGGTGATTCTGGTTTCTTAGGGTTTAATGATGGTACACCATATACAACATCGAGGATTCCATCTTTGTTAATGAATATCTTATCAATTCTGTCTAGGTAATATTGGATGTCTGTCTCAAATTGTGAATTAGGGATAGGACACACACTTGTTGATGCATTGGTACTAGTAAAGTTGAGAACATCATCAGCCATTCTAGGTCGGAAGTCAACAGCAGACCTTAATTCAATATTCTCAAATGTTGGAATGTCTACATAATCAATAGAAGAGTATGAATCTACCGTAAAGAAATCACCAGTTGAGTGTGTGAAATAATTATAATTAACAGTGATATTACCAGACACCACATAGTTAGATGTAGATTTAAGTTTTATTTTACCATGTCCATAATAACTTCCCGTTGCACCAGAGACAACTTCAAAGTTATCTGTAATAACAACAGAATTTGAGTCCACAACAGAAGTAAGGTCTAGGACATCTGAGTGAGCAAGGTCTTCATATTGGTGGAAATCTACAGAACTATTAAATGTAAATACTTTTTGGGTTGATGATGTAGTTGCCGTCTTCGTTTTGATCTTATGATTAAGTGTCCTAATTACAGGAGCAATTAATGTTACTTCAGCACCATTAGTTAGTCCAGTGATTGTTACGGTTGATGCACCAGAAACTGGATTGTCTACATCTATATAAGGTTCTGTTAATGTAATGACAGTATAATTATCGTTATCAATTAATACCCAATTGTTTAAATTTGATTTTGACCCTATTGTCTCATCACTCGTAGCACCAGAAAACACCGCTTGTCCAGAAGAAACGGTATATGTTCCCATGATTCTGTTTGCTTCAAATCTATAATTGAAGTCTGTGGTTGTGATGTTCGAATCTGTAACTGAGTTACACGTCTTCACCCTATTAATAGGAAGAGGGAATACTAATGTGTCAGAACCTAAGTTCGCGTCCTCAATGTCTGCGACAAAATTTTGGTTTATTGTTCCAGCCAGCGTGCAATTCGTGATAGTAAGTGGGGCGATTGGTTGATAATCAAATACATGTAGTCTGTACTTAGATTCACCTAACCCAACAATAGACCTAACTCTAACGGTAGCCACTATAGAAGAACCATTTTTAATATTAATAAGTTCAAAGGTTGTGGTATTAGGATATGATTCCATTGAAGAAATATCGATGTAATTATTAGTTTCAATCTGAACCACTTTATCCGTTGCTAATTCAGAAGATCTAGACTTATCAATATTGATATTAATTACCGAAGTTGTTTCGATTTCAAAACCTTGAACATATGCTTTACTTGGTTCTACCGAAGCTATTAATTTAGTTGTATCTGTCGCATGATTTTTAATAGATACTGGGAATGGATTTACTGTATAATTTCCAGACTCATCAAACGTTCTTCTCGCCATAGTATCACCAATAATATTATATTGGGTATTTTTAACTGGGGATTTAACAATCGCACCACCTTCTAACCTGACAAGAAGAATAAAATTACCTGTTGTTGATGAAGTATCCCTTTTTGAAAGGGTCGTTTTTATAGAATATCTGTGGGCGCCTGGAGCTGACTTATTAGGAGTTCCTTGAGCATTATCAACAAGAGATGAATCCGTAGAAGAATCTATAAGAGTTTCTGTCACGGTAAAACCTACATCATAAGAAACATTAGCGGTATATTTTTCAAGAATAAGTGTTTCTGGTTTAACTATAACAAAATGCTTCTTGATATAGTAAATACCTTCAGAAATAGAAACAAGAGAACCAAGACCCGACCAGGAATCATCGTTGGATGTTTCACCTGTTTCTATAAGAGCCGACAAAGACGTACCAGTTAATGATGCACCTTCGGCAAACTTAGAAGAACCCGAAACATATTTTACGAATAATGTTATAGGGTCGGTCGCAGTTGCTGCCACAACATGGATGACCTTCGCATAATTAGTTCCGTCGTTTATTTCTTTTCCAACAAAATCAGATAGGGTAGTGACAGATGTTGTTACCTTTAAGTAATCAATTCTGTTATGTACAGTAATTTCACCAGGAACAACAACAGAACCATCCTTGAATATGTGATCCGCTTGCGAGGATATTTGATTTTGTAATTGACTTTGGAGTTGGGTTAGTTCCCTTGCTTGAATAGCATGGCCTGGTCTAAATAAAATCTTATTATATTTTTCCTTCGGGCTTAATCCATCTACTGTTGTAGCCTGATTAAAGTCATCCCAGTACGGTTCAATGTTAAACTTAATTGCCATGTCTCTTTCCTAATTTAAAATGCGATTACTAATCTAATTGTTTCTATTTGATCTGAACCCCTAGATACAGGCGTTCTATTCTCTAAGAATAATATTTCTCCAGAATACTTATCGAGGTCTGGGGGGTTCACTGCCGTGATGACGTTGCCAGTCACTGTCTCAGAACTTAATCTAACGTAATCATTCTCAGAATCAAATGTATCAAATCCCGTAGAAGGGTTTTGGTTGAAGTAAATTGTTGCTATACTATTACTTGAGTTTTCTCCATCCAATTTATATTCTACAACAATTCCCTTTGCACCAGAAGATGTTCCTTCAATTTCATCATCCACTGCGAAGTCGTCTGCACCACCATCAATCACTAGAGAATGTGTGACATCATATATAGTATCAGTCGCTACAGTTGTCACATCCGAACTATCAGTCTCTGTGGGATTTTTGATTAATGAAATTTGTCTAAAGTCGTTTGCTGATGGAATAGCACCAGACTCATCACCATTAAATACTTTATTGATGGCGACATAGTGTGCTCTTAATTCGTTTCTTGGGTCGAAACCAAACCCACCTTTAGGTGATAGGACAGCTCTTAATGAAGCACCAGAACCACCACCACCAACAACGGTTACAACTGCATTAGTATATCCAGTTCCAGCGTTGGTTATTGTAATGTCGGTAATAGCAGTATCAGTAAGTGTTGCCGTGGCAGTAGCGGATGAATCTCCACCACTAATTTCTATGTCTGGTACATCAGTATATCCTGTTCCACCATCCTCAATTTTAATGTTATGTATTCCACCATCAACAGCGTTATCCTGAACAGACCATTGATTTACTAATGCTGAGTCATCACCCGCTGCCAGAGTCGGTTCTGAAGTAATGTGATGGACAGGGATAAATGATGTAGTTAAAAATTTAGAAGCTGTATCTACAGGAACTGTAAATAAATATTTCCAGATATAACCATCACCAGATGTATTATCAATAACACCAGAGGTTGCTACACCACCAAGATCAGGATTTACCGAAGGCGATGCTCCAGACTTTAAGCATATAAATACGTTATTGTTATCAGAAATAACAAAATATTGTTTACTTTCTAAGTCCTCGTCTTGGTCGTCGTATTCTGCATATCCACCTTCATGGCCAGACACCCAAAGGTTTCTTACCGTGGCATATATTGAATCGATAGTTTCAACTTTCTTTGCGGCATACATGTTTTCCCATGCAGTTGCGTTTGTGTCATCGTTTTCGAATGGCGTGTCTGGGGATGTGTCTTCGGGAGTCCATGCATGGGCCCTTCCTATCCCTAAATAGTGTTTGTTGGTATCCCCCTGTAAGGAGTCGATAAACGCCTCAGTGGAATCTAATCTAAATTTGCTTGTTATAATTGCTGGCATTTCTTCTCCGTTTTTATATTAATGATTATCCATATGTTGATGTACAATCTTGTAAATAATATCTCGTATATCTTGTTGTAGTACCTGTACCTGCTCCAACACCTGTTGCTTTAAATATTGTTCCAACAGCGTTATTAGCTGAACCTACAGCTGTAAAATCAGTAATTGTACCACCACCAGTGCTTATTGTAACAATCTTATAAAAATCATCGGTAACAAAACTACCTGCGGCTTTAGTCTGATGAACTCCATTTACTATATAAGGTTTATCAGAGGTACTAGTATAAGGAATTTCACCGTTCCAACTTATTACGTCGGCGTCGTCACATTGTATAATTTGATAACCAATTTGTGTTCCTATATTCTTATTTATAACGTCTTCAATAGTAAAGTTGGAATAATCATATATTGGTCTCCAATTTTGGAATTGAATATTTCTAAAGTGATCCCATATTCCAATTGGTTGGTTCTCGTATCTAATTCCATCGTATCCACTTGTTGGAATAGTCCAAGTCTTCTCAACGAATGTTCCAGATTCTGAAGCTAGTAATGATAGATATACCGCACCAATATTAATAGAAAATGGAAGACCCTCTATTTGATATCCTGGCTGATCCCCACTTCTCTGGATTAACATCTCAATGTTAATGAGAATCTCACCAAAGAATTTAAATCCTGATGGGTGGATCAAACGTATGAATGCGTCTTTCCAATCCTTAATGTTTCTACCTGTTTTTAAAACATAAGAAAACTTTTGATAAAATAAAGAGTCTTGAATGAACTTCTTATCAGAAGGGAAACTGTCCGTCACAGTAAATATTCCAGGCCTATATGACTTGACAACATTAGAAGATGTTATTGTCCTATCAAGGAATGTTATCTTATGGAGGTTGTATGTTTCGCCATCCGATACCGCCTGTTCAATTGTTAATGTCACGCCAGGTTCATAATCACCATTAACGGCTATAACTGTTCCATCCCCTTCTCCCACATCAGCAGCTGTAAATGTATCATCTACTTCATAAGTAATTCCATTTGTACCAGCAGCAATATTCCATTGAGCTTGAGAAGTACCTGTTAATACTATTATTTTATATTTAGTTCCACTTACAAATGATC